GGTGCTCAAGGTGAACGAGGTTTCTCTGGTCTTCAAGGTAACGTCGGTCCAACGGGTGCTACTGGAGCTACAGGTGCTACGGGTGCGGTTGGTCAAGGCTTTGCTGGAATCACCTCAGTAACCCCAATTACGTTAAGCACTGGTCTTAAGACATTTACTCTTAGCGTAGCTAATCACCCATTCATTGTTAACTCTATTGTTAGAGCTGTAGCAAACAACAACGTCTTTATCGATGGAAATGTCACAGCCGTAAATGGCTCTCAGATAACTCTAGATGTAAACTTCTTCCAAGGCGTAGGCGGAGAAATCTTTAGCTCTTGGCAGTTTACTATTGCTGGTGAGCCAGGATTTACAGGAGCACAAGGTCCTACAGGACCTACTGGTGCCACAGGAGCCGCCTCTACAGTCCCAGGTCCAACAGGTCCACAAGGTATATCTGGTGGTATTGACTTATCCGTTACTCGTAGCGGAAGTGCCTATTTAATTAATGGGTTATCAAATCCAACTATTACTGTAATCCGTGGTCTTCGTTACCGTATTGATATCAGTACTCCTGGTTATACATTTAGAGTACAAACCACAGCTGGTGCCTACAATTCAGGTGCACAGTACACAACAGGATTTAGTACTAACTTTGCTGCTGGCGTAGCAAGCGGAACAGTATTCTGGGATGTACCGTTCACTGGTCCTGCAACACTTTATTTTGTAGCAGAAGAAGACTCTTCGCTTAACGGTTCATTCACACTAACTGCAGCAGGTCCAGTAGGAGCAACGGGTCCTACAGGAGCAACAGGTGCGGCTAGCACAGTAGCGGGACCTACTGGTCCGCAAGGTAACATCGGACCAACGGGTGCTACAGGTGCACAAGGTATTCAAGGTATCACTGGTGCTATTGGTGCACCTGGTCCACAAGGTGCTACAGGACCTCAGGGCCCACAGGGTGTCGCTGGTGCAACAGGTCTTCCTGGTGCAGCAGGTGCCGTTGGTGCAACTGGTGCCACAGGCGCAACTGGTGCCATCGGTCCTGCTGGTGCATCTATCTATGTTCTTGGAACTTATAACTCACTCGCAGAACTTCAAGCTGCCCAACCTGTTGGTGCAACTGGTGATGGTTACTTAATCAATGGTGTCCTATTTGTATGGGGCGGTTCTCAATGGATTAGCGCTGGCGCTATTCAAGGGCCTGGTGCAACTGGTGTACAAGGACCGCAAGGTTTACTAGGACCAACTGGTGCACAAGGCGATACTGGTCCACAAGGTATTCAAGGTGTTGTTGGCCCAATCGGTCCAACAGGTAACACTGGTCCAGTATCAACTACACCAGGTCCAACAGGACCTCAAGGTAACCTTGGACCAACTGGTCCGCAAGGTCCTCTTGGACCAACAGGTCCACAAGGACGCGGATTAAACATCCTTAATGCCTTTACTACATTTTCTGAACTACAGGCGGCTGTTCCGTCTCCAGTAACTGGTGACCCATACCTAGTAGCTGGAAACCTATTTATCTGGGATGGTGACCAGTGGATTAATGCTGGTCAGGTACAAGGACCAACAGGTGCAACTGGTGTTGCTGGTCCTACGGGTGCCACTGGTATACAAGGTCTTTCTATAACTGGTCCAACTGGAGCAACTGGTGCTACTGGTCCACAGCCATTTACTATCGTTGGAACTTGGCAACAAGGTATTGTCTATCAACCTGGTCAAGCAGTTTTCTACGACACACCTACTCTTAAAGGTACATACGTCCGTAGAAACAACGCATCTACTGCAGGAATAACACCTCCAGAAGACCCAGCAAACTGGTTAGTAGTTGTTGCTGCTGCAATTGGTAATACTGGACCAACGGGCCCTACAGGTTTACAAGGTATTCAGGGTATTCAAGGCATAACTGGACCTACTGGTTCAACTGGTCCTACAGGAAACCAAGGTTTACTAGGTCCAACAGGCCCTACAGGCACTACACTATTGAACGTAGATGGTGGCGGCCCTGCAACTAATTATGGCGGAGTTATAACCATCAACGGAGGAGACGTGAGCGGTAACTAATGGCAATTAAATTACAATTACGTCGTGGTACGGCGTCTGAGTGGTCAACAACTAACCCCCTTCTTTCAGAAGGTGAACTAGGTCTTGAACTCGACACTGGAAAATTTAAAGTTGGTAATGGTACACAAAACTGGAATGCGCTAGTATATGCCTCAGGTATTCAAGGACCTACAGGTCCTGCGGGTGCCGCTGGTGCAGCAGGTCCATCTGGCGCTAATGGCGCCGCAGGTGCTCCTGGTCCAACAGGTGAACGTGGTCCAACAGGTATTCAAGGACCTGCTGGAGATGGTGGAGTAGGACAACTACTTCTTAACGATGCACTGCTACAGACTGGAATTTATTTCCCAGTCGGAGCAGTAACTAACTTTACGACAGTGGTACAAACCGTGATACCACCGATTACGTTGATATAGGAAGGTAAATGAATGGCACGCAATATTGCGCCTGAGTATTACGAGTGGAACCCGACCACTAAAACAATCACCATTGACCGCTACATCAAGCGTATCCACATGTTCCTTATTGTTAACTCCTCACGCAATAAGATTCTATTTAACTTTAGTGACCCTGCTACAACACTTACTGTTAGCTACCTATACCCTGATTACAGCATTGCTAATCCAGGGGGAGAAACCGCTTACCGAACAGTAATCCAGCTCAACCCTTCAGTTGATACAACAGGCATGTTGTCAACAGACACCCTACAGATTGTTGTAGATGATGAGAACCAGAAGATTACATTTGATGACACATTTATTGATGGAGCTCAGAAGCTTCGTACCTCAGAGCCTCAGTCACTTATGGATACTGACTTTGAATACTCAGTACAGCCATCTAAGTGGGAAGGCCTTTTCTTAGCCAACGGCTACCCATCATTCTTCCCTAAAGCCTCTGGCGGTAACTCTTTCGACGTTGTTTCAATTATTGGAAATGGCGTACGCCCACGTTCAGCAATGACAGTAACAACCGCTCTTCCTCACGGTCTAGTCCCAGGTCAGATTGTTTCTGTACAGGAAACTCTTAACTACCTTGCAGAAGGAACTGCTCTAGTAACCTCTGCACCAACAACAACTACTTTTACCTATACAGCTCGTGGAGCAGTATCTGGCGACGTATCCTCTGGAACGCTTACAACAGTATATGGTGGAGATATCTTTGACGGCGCTCACATCCCTGGCGGTAACTTCCCAATTGGTGGAACTAACACACTTAACCGTTGGAGAGCGACTGTAGATGGCGGAGCACCAATATCAACTGTAACAGCCATCTTTGACCAACCACACGGCATCTATCCAGGAAACCTTATTGTAGTTTCTGGTACTAACAGCTTTGATGGTAACTGGCAGGTAACTAAGGTTCCTACTCAGACAACTCTAGAATTTGCTTTAGACCGTCAACAGTCTGCTGTATCGGTTCCTACAACTGCTCTTATCTTTGCAAAGGGCGATGGTTATATCGTCCAGCGTCCTTATGATGGCGGTGTTTCACTATCAACTGCTACTAACTCAATGGGCTCTACTACCATTCGTCAGACCCGTCGCTACTTCCGTTACCAGTCAGGTAAGGGAATGCAGTTCTCAACAGGTGCTCAGCTAACTCCTGTGTACGATGTAGAGCAACTATTTATTAACGGTGGTTCTATTGGAACTAACATTGTTACCGTAAAGACTGTACAAGACCACGGTATGCAGGCAGGTGTTACTGTAGACGTTGAAGGCGTCGTAACACGCTTTGGATATAACCCATTCAATGGAAATGACTTTATTGTTAAAAGAGTTATTGACGTAAACACTTTTGAATATGAAGTAGTCCTTAATCAAGCACTCCCTCTTGTAGACCAGAACCCAGGTGGAACTAACGTATACGTCCACGCACGTAAGTGGTTTGGTGCTGTTACACGTACTGGTATGTTTGATGACCAGAATGGTTTCTACTTTGAGTACGACGGTCAGAAGATGTTCTGCGTACGTCGTCACTCTGAGAAAGAGGGCATTGGTCGCGTAAACGTAATAAAGAACTCTAGCTTCGTGACTGGTCTAAATACACAGTTCCGTAAGCAGCTAGTTGTTGGTCAAGCTATTGTTATCAAGGGCTCTTCTTACAAAGTAATTGCTATCAATAGCGCTACATCTCTTAACATCTCTCCCGCTTACCGCGGTGCCACAGGTAACCGTACTCGCTACCTAATCACGCAAAGTGACCGATTCCCTCAAAATGAATGGAACGTTGATAAGTTTGATGGAGAAGGCCCATCTGGTTATAAGATGGACGTAGGTCGTATGCAGATGGTTTACATCGACTACACATGGTACGGTGCAGGAACCATTAGATTTGGTATGCGAGGTCCTGATGGAAAGATTTTCTTCTGTCACAGAATTCCAATGAACAACGTTAACAATAGCGCGTACCAGCGCTCAGGTAACTTGCCTGCTCGTTACGAAGTATCTAATGACCCATCTATCTTTACAAAGATGGTAGCTGGACCTTCAGGAAACTTAGGCTCTCAGCTAGGTGCAGACGATACCGTTATGTACGTAGAAGATGGTCGTAACTTCCCACCTTCAGGATTCCTATACGTTCGTGATGCTGTTAACTGTGAAATTATGCGCTACTCATCTATTGGTGCATTTGACCCAGTTAAGCGTGGATACCCAGTCACGATTGCTCAGCGTCGTGCGTCTATTACAAACGTATACCCTGACACACCGTTTACCTTTAGTGGAACAACAACACCTGTAGCGTTTACACCAGACTCATCTATTACAGGTGTTGGTAACGATGCTCAGGTAGCAGTTCAGTCAATCACTCAGAACTGTGCACCTATCATTAGCCACTGGGGTTCATCGGTCATCATGGATGGTCGCTTCGACAACGACGAGAACTTCATCTTCACTGGTGGTATGACAAAGCTCCTACCCGTAGCTGCTGGTGTTACTCGTCCGCTTCTAGCCCTTCGTCTAGCCCCATCTGTAGATAACGGTATTGCTCGTAACTTCGGTATCCGCGAGTTAACTAACCGTATGCAGTTGCAGCTAAACTCTATTGGAGTTACAACAAACGGACAGTTCCGTATTGATGCGATTCTTAATCCTAACCAAATCTTCTATAACACCTACGCGCCTGCAACTCTGGCGGCTACTCGTACCGCTACAGGTTCCTCAGGAAGCATCGTGCTCACTGTTACAGACGCCGCTGGTACTAACGGTATTGTCCCAGGCATGATTGTTACAGGTGGAAATATTGGTGTTGGCGCTCAGGTAGCAACTGTTACAGCTAACATTGTTACCCTATCTGTGCCACATATTGGAACTGTATCAGGCGGTATCGTTTTCACCCCTCGTACTGGCTACGTCGGTTTGCCTGATGACTGGGGACGTGACCTAGTTGGTTCTGGTTCTTTGGCTCAGATTATCTACTTTGATAATACTGGCCCAGGCGCTGGTGGTGCCCAAGCTGCTTCTGGCCGTATTGCAGGCGGTGACTCCGTTGCCTCTTTCTACTCAGAAAATGGCGGTGGTGCTTCAAACTACAACGTCTCTAACTACGACCTTAGCTCTACCCGAGACCTAGGTAACTCCATTATCAGCGGCGACGGCAACGTCTCCAGCCCTAGCTACCCTAATGGACCAGATATTATCGTCCTTACAGCTACTAATATTGGAACTGCATCAGGAAATATCTCGGCTCGTATCTCATGGGTTGAGGCTCAGGCATAATGTCTATGGTTTACGGTGACCCTATATTTAAAAACGATATACTTTTAATAACCTCGGAAGGTAGGTAAAAACCCATGCCAGACTATACATCGCTTAGTACGCAGATTGATGCGGTTAAGTCAGAGATTACTTCTAGCCTAAACGCTAGTACGTATACTGCTCAAGACCTAATCTATGTTGCTAAGGCACTTGAAACTATGGGCACCCTTCTGGGCGTCAATGACATCGTTGCTGCAACCGCTGACCGCGTAACAGCAATCACAACCGCTGGTACAACACAGGTAACTGCTGTTAACACAGCTGGCTCTACACAGGTTTCTGCAGTCAACACTGCGGGAAATACTAAGGTCGCTGCAATCGCTGCAGAGGCTGCTAACCTAACCGTACTAGCGTATATAGGAGTACTCGACTAATGCCTACAACAGTAACACGTTTTAGAGCACTTACTGCTGGAACCACGGATGCTTCTGCGTATGCGGTTCCTGCAAGTAACACTGCAATCATCACCAATGTTGTTCTTGCTAATAAGACTGCAGCAACCCGCACCGTAACAGTAACAACTGGTGGTTTCGCGTTTTGCTCAGGTCTACAGGTGCCTGCAAATGGCACAGTAAATTTTGATGCCCGCGTAGTTTTGAACGCCACTGAGACCATTGCCGTCACTGCAGACGTTGCTTCTGCTGTAGACGTTTTGATTTCAGGCGTATTGATTTCTTAATAATAGGAAAAGGACAGGTATATAAATGGCAATCTCCTCAAGTAAAGACTTTATCGTCTTCCCGAATGACAATTCGGGTCGTTTGTTTGTTAATGAGGCCACCTTTACAG